GTTTTGAGGACTACCTTGAGACTGCAATGATTGAGGCTGTTCCTGCTGAGTCAGGTTCAGGTGTTGCTAACGCAGGTCTTAACCCCGACTACGGTAACAAAGGTTCAGAAGGTATCTTCTACGCTGTTAACGACCGTGGTAACGTATGGGGCGGTGGAAACCCAACAACTTTGGCTGACTTTGATGCAATCATCTCTCGTCTTGACAAGCAAGGTTCTATCGAAGAGAACGTAATCTTCGTTAACCGTGCCTTCAGCTTTGACATTGACGATATGTTGGCTGCTCAGAACAGCTACGGTGCAGGTGGTACATCTTATGGTCTGTTCCAAAATGACAAAGAAATGGCTCTTAACCTTGGTTTCACAGGATTCCGCAGAGGTTATGATTTCTACAAGTCTGATTGGAAGTACCTGAATGACCCAACCATGCGTGGTGGTTTGCCAACCGGAGCTTCTGCCTCAGGCACTGTAACAGGACTTTTGGTTCCTGCAGGTTCTACTACCGTTTACGACCAAATCCTTGGCAAGAATGCTAAGCGTCCTTTCCTCCATGTACGTTACCGTGCATCTGAGACTGAGGACAGAAGGTATAAGTCTTGGATTACTGGTTCTGCCGGTGGTGCTCAAACAAGTGACCTCGATGCGATGGAAGTCAATTTCCTTTCTGAGCGTTGCGTATGTACCCTTGGTGCTAACAACTTCGTGTTGTTCCGCTACGGTTCATAGTTAAAATAAAAAAGGGGAGTGTCTTTAAGGACACTCCTTCTTTTCTTTAAAAAATCAAATTATATCAAATGAAAAAGAATGCTGCGTTAGTAGATAAGATTTACAAGCTGAAAGGAGAAGCGGCTCCGCTTTCCTATACTCTTCCATCAAGAAACAATAAGAGGTATCCACTTCTTTGGTTTGATGAAGAAAAAAATATTAATAAACCACTCAGGTACGCAATCAACCAAAAGACTCCTTTTGAGGATGAGCAAGATGGTAATGCAATTGTGGAACCGGTTATTTTTGAGAATGGTTTTCTTAGGGTTCCTAGAAACAACCCTGCACTTCAACAGTTTTTGTTCTACCATCCTTTGAATGGAAGGACATTTGTGGAAGTTGACAATGAAAAAGATGCAACTCAAGAGGTTGAGATACTCAATGCAGAGGTTGATGCCTTGGTTGAAGCTCGTCAATTGAGCATAGAGCAGTTGGAGACCATGTCTAGGGTGTTATTCTCTAAAGACCCATCTAGGTACACCACCGCTGAGTTAAAGAGGGATATTCTTGTTTATGCCAAGAGGGACCCTAGGGGATTCCTTAACGCAGTAAGCGACCCAATGCTTAAGTTGCAGTCCAATATCCATGTATTCTTTGAGGAAAAGCTGTTGGTATTTAAGAATGGCAAGAAAGAAGTGTGGTTTAATACCGCAACCAATAAGAAGAAGATGCTGAATGTTCCTTACGGGGAAGACCCATATACTACCATTACTCAGTTCCTTAAGACTGATGACGGTATTGATGTCCTTAAAATGCTAGAAAATAACATACCACAATAACTCGGTGTTTTGGTTAGGTTTAAATGACGGGGGGTACTTCTGTACCCTCCTTTTTTTTAATTATATTTGTAAAAAATAAACAGATGATTAATTCAGTTAGGAATACTGTTTTGTCCGTTTTGAACAAAAATAATTACGGCTATATTTCTCCTTCAGACTTTAATCTGTATGCGAAGCAGGCACAAATGGAAGTGTTTGAAGAATATTTCTCTGCATATAACAAGACGATAAACATGGAGAACGCTCGCCTGTCGGGTAGTTCATACGCTGATGCTAAAAAAACAATAGAGGAATGTATTGAGGTTTTTTCACAAACATCATCTCTTACCCAAGTTACAGCTGCAACAAACAAATACTATTTGCCTTCAATCTCTACAACGGGATTTGATTATTATATGATTAATAAGGTGCTTTGTTTTGATGCATCGGGTATGAGTAGGGTGTATAAGGGAGAAGCTGAGAAAGTCAATCATAGCAAGATAACCATGTTGCTTAACTCAATGCTTACTGCTCCAACGGAAACATATCCTGCATATACGCAAGAAGGAAGTATAATGACTGTGTATCCGGCAACCATAAATCTACCCGGTGAGGTTGATGCACAATACTTTAGGTATCCAAAAGACCCTAAGTGGACATACATTACACTGCTAAATGGTACTCCTGCATTTGACCAATCACAACCCGATTACCAAGACTTTGAGGTTCCTATAGAGGATGAGTATAAATTAGTTCTTAAAATTTTGCAATACTGTGGTATCTCCATTAGAGAGAATGAGGTTGTTCAGTTTGGAATGGCACAAGAGCAAATGCAAGAACCAAGCTTTACTGCTAAATAATAAACTATAAAAGATGGCATATATTTCTCAATATCAATACTACGAAAATGGTGGAGTAAACCCTAAAGATGAAAATTGGGGTTCGTACCAATACGTTAGCTTGTATGATATAGTAAATAATTTCTTGTTGATGTATTCCGGTAATCACTCTTTGGTGAATAACTCAGAGCGATTTAAGATTCTATTTCACGCAAAACGTGCCATTCAAGAATTAAACTACGATGCGTTTAAGGAGATTAAGATGCTACAACTTACCGTTGACGAAGGTCTTAGGTATGTTCTTCCATCTGATTATGTAAATTGGGTTAGGGTAAACCTATATAAGGACGGTTATCTTAGACCACTTACCGAGAACATTCAGATATTGTCTTCACTAGCATACCTGCAAGACCAAACCGGTAAGATATTGTTTGACCAAAATGGCAATGCGTTGTCTCCTGAGTTCTCTGAGATTGAATTACAAAGATTGAGGGGCACAAAGAAAAGTATTTACCTCAATCCACAAAGTATGTACAATGGTGAATATGGTTGGGACACGGGTGGTACTTGGTATTTTGAGTATACTCTTGGTGAGAGATATGGGTTGAATACTGAGACAGCAAACTTTAATCCGACATTTGCTATTGATAAGAATACGGGTGTAATCAACTTCAACTCAGACATGTATAACCAATCTGTTATACTTGAGTATATTTCTGATGGTATGGAGAATGGTAATGATGCAAATGTTAGCGTAAATAAACTATTCGAGAAATATGTTTATGCGTATATTCAATATGAGATACTAAATTCTAAGCTTGGTGTTCAAGAGTATGTGGTTGCTAGGGCAAGAAAGGAAAAAAGTTCTTTGTTGAGAAATGCTAAAATAAGAATTAGTAACATACATTCAGGCAGATTGCTAATGAATTTGCGTGGAATGGATAAGTGGCTCAAATAATATGGCAAACATTACAAGGAATTTCATAGCAGGTAGGATGAACAAGGTGGTTGATGAACGCCTTGTACCCAATGGAGAATACATTGATGCGATGAATATTCGCATGGGTTCTACCGAGAACTCAGAAATTGGAGTAATAGAAAACGTAAAAGGTAACGATGCCCTTACCCAAATAAAATATATAGACGGCACTCCGCTTAGTTCGTCTGCAAGGTGTATTGGAGCAATAGAAGATAGTGCCAACGAGACTATCTATTGGTTTATTCACGATACAGCATTCCCCGTTGGAGATACAGGAAAGCTTGATATGATAGTTTCTTTTAATGTGTACACCAATGTACTAACGTATCATGTTATTAGTATCGATGATGGAGGAGGTATTAACACTACCCTTAACTTTAATGAGAAGTATCTAATAACGGGAGTAGATATTGTAGATAATCTTGTATTTTTTACTGACGATTATAATCCTCCTAGAGTTATTAATAGGAAAAGGAATTACCCAAATCCTGTAGCAAACATAGACCAATTCAGTGAAGAGTCTATTCTTGTAATCAAGAAGCCTCCTATGGAGTCTCCTGCTGTTCAGCCCATAACTACTGGTGCTCAGGATGTTTTTATGCAGACTAGGTACATCTGTTTTGCTTACAGGTATCGATACCAAGACAATGAGTACTCAGCTACTTCTCAGTTCTCAGCACCTGCATTCTTGCCTAAACCATTTGATTTTAGTATTAATAGTTACCTAAATGAGGGTATGATTAATGCTGCAAACTCTGCAATTGTAACATACAATTCAGGCGGTCCATTGGTTGTTGGTATTGACTTGCTATTTAAAGAAGCTCAGAGTAATGTAATTAGAATAATAGAAAAGTTAGACAAGTCTATTTTAGGATTGTCAGACAATACTGAGTATACCTATACGTTTAGCAACAGCAAGATATTCACAATTCTTCCCGAATCTGAATTGCTAAGGCTTTACGATAATGTACCACTTCTTGCCAAGGCTCAGACAATTATGGGCAATAGGTTGATGTATGGTAACTACGTAGAAGGTTATGACTTGATTGACAAGTATGGTAATGCTGTAAAGTTTGAGTATAACACTAATTTAATAAGTGAGTTGATAGACGCTACTTCCCTTACTGATACAACAGGAAGCGGTAATTATACTTTCAATGGTCCTCAAACAATACCAAACTCTGTTGTTTTCTTTGATTTAGCTGATTCAGAACTCATCGAAGGTTCTTCAGTTACGCTTGAGGTAAGGCTTAACCATAATTCATTCTCAGGTATTGCTCCATTCCCAACTGAAACATCTGAAAACATTTCAGCTACATTCTCATTTTCTTTGCCTACAACATATACATCTGTGTACGAGATGGCAACTAGCATTGAGTTTCAAGACATGGTTGGAACGGTTGCAAACATTCAACCTATAGCTACTGCTTGTAATGGTACAACATTTACAGACCAAATCAATTGCGCTTTACCAAACAACTTAGATGCTCTTATTAAGTATGAGAGTGGTATAAGTGCCGGCAATCAAGGAATTGGTATTATAACCACTCCTGCAAGTACGCTAATAGGGTTTCAGTTCTTGGCAATGAGGTATGTTGATAATACTACTACTCCCGTTCAGAGTGTTTACGAGTACTATGAGGTTGTATTTGCAGAAGCTACATACCAAAGAATAAACTCACCAAGAAGTCTTCATAGCAACAGGGGGTATGAGATTGGTATAGTTTACATGGATGATTTTAACAGGTCATCAACTGCATTGGTTAGTCCTAACAACACTGTAAGCGTTCCATGTTCAGCATCAGATACCAAGAACAGCATTCAAGTTACAATACCAAGCACACAGATTGCTCCCTATTGGGCGACTAGGTATAAGTTTGTAATTAAGCCTGACGAGGAAAACTACGATACCATATACAGCAGCGTATTCTTTAACGACCCGTTGTCTAACGATGCATTCTTCCTTCTTGAGGGAGAGAATGCTAGGAAGATTGAGCAGGGGGATAGATTGATTGTTAAGGCTGATACTAGCGGTCCAACAAATAGTTGCGTCTACGCAACAGTCCTTGAGAAAGAAGCTAAGGCAGAAGGATTCATAACTATACCAAGTGAACTAGACCCTGCTGTTGACATACCTGTTCCATCGGGAGTTTACATGAAAATTAATCCAAGTAACTTTGCTGTTGTTCAAGATGAACTTTCAATCATTGCACCCGGAACTCTTCAGTTTGACGAGAATACACCCGGAGAGTTTGTGTTAGCTCAGTATCCAATGAACAGGTTTGATACTGCTACAAGTGCTTGGGTGGACTACGACGTACCTGCAGGAAGCAGAATCAAAATATCATTTAAGTTCCAAAGGCTTGGTACGGGTGACGGTAACAATGCGTGTGAGAAAAGAATATACACATTAGAAAAAACACTAATATCTTCTTCCACTTATAACAACATGAAGGATTGGTGGGATGGAGACAATGTCGCTCAAGTGATTGACGATGGTGTTCAAGATGTTGGTGCAGGCGGTGGCGTTATCAACAATACCTACATATCTACATTGGCATCTTCAGTATTTGATATACCAACAGCTGTAGATACCAACTACTATAGGTTCTATAGGAACGGAGCAACAAATCAATTGCAACTTCTACTTTCGGGTACAGTAAGGTGCACGGGCGTATTATCTGCTTCAAAAAGAAGGTCAACCATTATTGCTAACGTAGAAGTATTTAGGGCAGAGACCACATTAATATTCGAGACAGAGCCGTCAGATGCTTTGCCTGATGTATTCTTTGAGAACGATTTATCATTTTCTATTGATGCTGATGGTAATCATAGTGGCAATGTTCAAGACCAAGATATAATAACGGGTACTCCTGCAATTGTAAACACTGAGTTCTTTAATTGCTTCTGCTTTGGCAACGGAGCTGAGAGTTATAAGATTAGGGATTCGATTGTTGGAAAGACGTTCAACTTGGGTAACAGGGTTACTTCTGTAGCTGCCCAAGACTATAAGCAATCAGACAGGTTTGCTGACATTACGTACAGCGGAACGTACAATGACGAGTCTAACATCAATAGATTCAATGAGTTTAACATTGGACTAATAAACTACAAAGCACTTGAGGATTCTTTTGGACCTATTTACAAGATGGACGGTCGTGAAACAGATGTACTTGTTTTACAGGAAGATAAAATATCTTACGTCTTGGCAGGTAAAAACCTTCTTTCGGATTCTGCAGCAGGTGGTGCTATCACTTCAGTCCCTGAAGTTTTGGGTACGCAAATAGCTAGGGTTGAGAAGTATGGCATTAGTTTTAACCCTGAGAGTTATGTTCAGTGGGGATATGACCGGTACTTCACCGATGTCAAGCGTGGTGCTGTAATCCAATTAAAAGGAAACTCATATAGCAATGACCAACTTCGTGTGGTATCTGAGAGTGGAATGAGGACTTATTTTAGGGATACATTTATTGAATCAATGAATACTCAAAAGCTTGGAGGTTTTGACCCATATCTTAATGAGTATGTATTGACTATTAATGAGAACCTATTGCCTAGTATAGTAGAGTGTGTAGACTGCGGAATATCTCAAACAACTACAGTACTTGCAGGTGCAACTTTAAATTATTGCGTAGAGCTAGGTCCAATAGTAGGACTTGTTACTATTGACTATGAAGTTCCTGCATTGTCGACAGGTGAATTTACGGTTATAGCAACTTACAATGGGACACCTGTTTCTTCAGGATTGGTCTATGCATCGGGTTCTATATCTTTTAACAAAGATGAAAATAGCATAAACTTTGTTGACATATCTGTAATTGCAAATGATGAAATAAGCATAAGCGTTACAACACAGTGTCCTGTTTCTGCTTTGCTTACCATAATAGAAGTGTGTGTAACTAGCAATACTGATTCGGGTTTGTTTATACATAATGAACACAGGTATACCAACGGAGCATATACATCTCCATTACAATCAAACTTAGTTACGTTTGCAACGGGGACAGAGAGTCCATTGGTTTCTAGGTATAATGCATCAACAGGCTATCCGGGCACAGGTGGTTTCCCTCCTGCAGCAAGTACAATGAGGCTTGCATCAAACAAGATTGGGTTTGATACCTTTGATTTTGACATAGCATCCGACAACTTCATGTACTTAAGAAGCAATACCCTTTATAATAACATAGCATCTGAAATAGCTACACTGTTAGGATTAGCTACTTCAATTGCTCCTGTTGCAGGTGGAACGGGATATTATTATGGTGATTTCACAGTACCTTCGGTAGGACAGTATTTATATATTATTTGGGACTATAGAAACTCAAACCCATTAACATTGTGCTATAGTGATGTAGACCAATTTGATGCATGCTGTTTGTGTGGTGGTTAAATAAAAAATAATTATATGGCAATTTCAGCAACATATTACTTAGACGCACCTTCACTTGGTTCTGCATCCATTATCTATAGCGATGCAGCTTTGACTACCGTTGCAGCAGACGGTTACTACTCTGATGGTATAATAGTTCGTGAGCAAGTGTCAGGCGTATTGCTTCCTCAAGAAGTATGTCCATCATGTACGCCTGTAAGCTACAACTGCGTAGAGGGTACATGCGTTGACCCCGGAGATGGTAGCGGAACTTACGATACACTAGAAGAATGTATTGCTTCTTGTGGCGCAAGTCCTGTTCTTAGAATAGATTGGGCAGTTGGGAACCAAAATGGAGGTCAGTTGATTATATATAACAGCTCAATGGTAGAGCTATTAAATATAACTAGTACTTCTACAACACCACAAAACGGAACAATATTCCCATTGGTATCAGAAATGCCATACACCGTAAGAGGTCAGTGGTTGACCGGAAGCGGTAACATAATTCGCTATAACATTTGCAATATCATAGATGAGGTATTGGTGTATGCTAGTTCGGTGATTGACATTAGTAATCCGTATGAGGATTATGTAGTGACACCAACTCCTGTACATACACTTGTACAACTAAACGCAGGAAACGTACCTCTTGCTGCTTGTCCAATTGCTTAAAATAAATATATATGCCAAACGATACATTAACATATAGCGAGTCGGCTCAAGGATGGGTCTCATTCTATTCATTCTATCCTGATTGGATGATTGGGATGAACAACTACTTCTACTCTTTTAAGGGAGGTGATTTGTACAGGCACAATGTAAACGAATCTAGAAATACGTTCTATGGGGTTTTTACACCATCTCTCATGAGGTCTGTATTCAACGATGCTCCATTGGAGAACAAGCTGTTCAAGACACTAAACCTAGAGGGTGATGCTGCTTGGAGTGCTACTCTTGAGACTGACATTCAAGATTCGGGATTTATTGAAAAGGATTGGTTTGAGAAGAAGGAGCAGTCTTTTTATGCTTTTGTAAGGAACTCAGGGACTACTCCTGCTCTACCATCAGAGTACTTTCTTAGGTCAATGAATGGTATAGGGCGTAGCACAACCATAACAGGTACAGGAGTTGCTGTTCAAGTGAACTTTGTAATCGGGTCAAGTCCTATTCAGATAGGGAGTATTATAAGCATAGGTGATACGTTATACTATAACCTACCACCTTCGTTTTCTTCTCCTGTTCTTTTTGGTAAAGTAACCAATATACAGGTTAACTACCCGGCTTCTTTAAACAGGATTACAGTGGATACCACAATACCGGGAGCAACCATACCGGGAATACAGAATCCATATATCATGTATATCAAGAATTCGGTGGCAGAATCTCATGGAGTTTTGGGACATTATTGTGTTTTTGAGTTGGAAAATGACTCCGCTAGTAAGATTGAGTTGTTTGCTACTGAGTCTAGTATAATGAAAAGTTATCCTTAAAATTTTCAATACCTTTGTGAGGTGGCACTTAATATACGACCATTGAACATAAATGATTACGACACCATTTTGGTGGGGTGGTGGAAGGATTGGGGATGGACTCCCCCTGAAAAGGACTTCCTTCCGGGGGATGGGACAGCAGGAATAATGGTTTTAGATGAGGATGTTCCGGTATGTGCAGGGTTTATGTATACCACCAATTCAAAGGTGGCTTGGATTGATTGGATAGTATCCAACAAGGATTATAGGAAGAAACCACATAGGAAAGAGGCATTATCATTACTCGTAGATACACTGACTAATATTAGTAGAAATACGGGTCATAAATATGGTTACGCATTAATAAAACACCCAAGTCTGATAGATACCTATAAAGAAATAGGTTACATAAAAGGCGATGGGTACACAGGAGAAATGATTAAAGTATTATAATATGGCAGTTACAACAGCAGCAGTAGTTGGTATAGCGGCAACAGCAGGAACAACAGCTATGTCTTTTACACAGGCAGGTAAGCAAAGGAAACTTCAGCGTCAAGCAGAGTCAGAAGCGGCTGAAGCAATGGCTGCTGCAAGAAAAAAACTTGACGTAAACTTTTATGAGCAATTAGCTATCCAAAAAGAACCATACGAACTTGAGCGTGAGGCTTTGCTTTCAGCAGGAGCACAAGCTATTGAGGCAGGTCAAGAAAGTGAGCGTGGTGCAGCAGCTACAGCAGGTAGGGTTATGATGGCACAGCAAGCAGGTCAACGCCAAATAGCAGGTGCTATGGGTCAAGAGATGCTTGGTCTTGAGAAGGCTACTGCAGCAGAAGAATCAAGGCTTGCAGGAGCACAGGCAGGACTTGATTTGGCTACAGCACAAGGTGCTCAACTTGCAGCAAGAGATGCTCAGCAAGCAGCAAACCTAGCAACAACACAAGGTATGGCAGGCGTTACAAGTCTTGCAGGTCAAGTTGCTACTTCTTTGCCGTTGTTTGCAAAAACACCAAGTGCTAGGATTACAGGTCAAATAGAAAATTTTGGAACCAATAAATTGGGACTTCAACAATCTGATATTCAAAAAAGTATCGGGTCATTAGGTGTCGTTGATAACGTAGACTTTAGCAGGGTTGGAAACATGAGCGAGCTACAATTTAAAGATTTTATGGGGAAAGTTAATCCTGATACATTAAGAAAAATACAATCACAATTCCCAACTTCAGCAAGTTCATTTATGCCTGATATGTATAAATCCCCTAACTTATTTTCTCCATCATCAACATTAGGAGCATTTGCAATACCGGGTATTGGTGGTTAGTAAACAATAAATAATTAAAAGATGGCAGGTACATATTTCGGTTACGCTGAGAGGAATGCGAGTGATGAGATAAATTGGTCGCAGGTCGGTAAGAATCTTACCGACATGCTTAGCAGTGAGGCTAAGATTCGTGAGGAGAAGAAGGCGGCTATTGACAAGGCGACAAGAGAATATGGTGAGACGTTGGCAAATGCTCCTCAAGGTGAACACCAAGGTATAAACCAATGGGCATTGACCTATGCAGATAGTGCTCAGCAAGCTAGGCTTATGCAGGACAGGCTTCTTAAGTCAGGTCAGCTAAAGCAAAGAGACTATTTGGTTATGCGTCAGAACATAACAGACGGTACATCTCAAGCTTTTAATCTAATCAAGGAGTACCAAGCTGAGTACAATGATAAGATGGAGAGGTATAAGAAGGGTGATTCTCAAGCACTTGAGCAATGGTTGATGGCAGAGGCTGAAGGGTTTGCAAACTTCAACAACTCTGAACTATACATCAACCCAACCGACTTCACCGTTAACGTAGCTAAGAAAGAAAAGCAGATTGTTGATGGGAAAGAAGTTTATGTAATGAGTAAGAATCCAAATGATTTCACTACAGTGAATGCCATGAGGAACAGAATTAAGGGAAAGTTTGATAAATTGGATGTAGATAAGACATTGCAAGGTGGCGTTAATGTATTAGGAAAGGATATTGATGCAATTATTAAATTAGGGACATTAACCCAAGGTGGATATATAAAATCGGTAAATGATATAACCCAAAGAAAAGACTTTGGAGTTGAGGCTAATGAAGCTATAAGTCTTTTTGAAAGGTCTGAGTCAACATACCTTGATTCTATTATGACTCAGCCAACAAACATTAGTTCAATACTAACAGAGTTTGTTGTAAGCGACCCTAAAACAAAGGAAGCATATACATACACTTGGGATGCAAAGAAGGCAGGAGGTAGTGTTATATTGTTAAAGAATGACAGTGCAGGTAGACCTGTTCCTGAGTTTACTGATGCTCAAAAGGAAGTAGCAAAGAATGCTCTTCGTGAGAGGTTTAGAGTAATGCTTGATAGGGATATTGATATTAAGGCTACTTCACAGGCACAGCTTCAAGAACCAAGACCACCTTCAGAAGGTCAGTTAGACCGTGCTGATAAGAAAAGAGAAGCAAAAAACTTTGCAGAAAATATGTCCTTTCTTTTAACGGGAGATGGGGGTCAGGTCGACAGTGCTCTTGGATACTTTGGTGGATTAGGAGTAAGGTTGAGAAGAGATGAAAAAGGTATATATGTAAAAACAAAAGGAGGAGAGGTCCCATATTTATTTTCAAACAATAGTGCAGATGATTTAGCTAAGGCAATAGTAAGTGCAACAAATGTAAATACTCTTAACGAAGATGATATTGTAGGATTTGCAAAACAATTTAATAAGGGTCGTGGATTGAATAGAACATCAAAAGGAGAGTCAATAATTAGAGGAACTGCTCCTGTTGAAGAATTTACTGCAGTGATAAGTCCTTCAATATTTACTAGCAAGTCAGAAAAGTCAAGCGTAAACCTGCAATCAGTTCTACCAACAGGATTTGTAGTCAAAGACATAGGTGGTCCGTTTGGAAATAATGTTGAAGTTACTGCTCCAAATGGGAAGAAATATATATATAATGCAAATATGAAAAAGGATGATGCAGCAGACGCAACTACTGACCTTGAACAATTTATACAACTAAATAATGTAACTTCAACTGAAGTACCTCCTACAGTAAACCCTGCAGTTCAATCAACAATGAAACCGGGGAGGGATAGATAAAATTAAAATAAAAAATTAAGCATGCCGGACTTAAGACAAGCATTAAGAGATTTTGTAACTACATCTAATAGTGGAAAGTATAGTGATGAGGCTACCTTGTTATCAAAATTTCCTGAACTTAAAGGATATAGTATTGATGCTTTAAGGGATTTTGTAACTACATCAAATAGTGGAAAGTATGCCACAGAAGATGAGTTGCTTTCTAAGTTTCCCGAATTTGGGATTGGTGCTACAGAAATAAAAAAAAAAGAGGTCGTCCTCCCTCCAAGCCCAAACCCAAATGCTACGGATTTACCATTGGGAATTGGTTCATTGGAGTTTGCAAAACCTTCTAAGTCTGCTCAAGAAGGTCCAACCGAGAAACTTGCGGTTGGTCCAATGGGCATAACAGGATTAGAAAGAACCAAAGAGTATGTGCCTGCTAGTGACCAAGGCAAACAAGGTACTATATTAAATACCGTATCATCTTTAGACAAAGGTTTTTACAAGAACCTTATAGGTAGTCCCGTAAAAGGATTAGGTACTGCTTTAGAGGGTGTTACAGGAAAAGGATTTGTTAGTGATGCACTCATTAAGTTTGGTGACTATTTCAATAAAACAATTGACGAACTTACTCCTCAAGATGAAGAGTTTAAGAATAGCTTGACCGACCAATTTGGTCAGGCGTTTGGACAGGTTGCATCACTAGTTGTTACGCAAGGTGCTGCAGGATTAGCATCAAAAGCTCCAACAGCAGCAGCTGCAGCAAAATCAGCATTGGCGGCACAAACTGCACCAACTGCAGCAGGAGCAGTGTCAGCTTTAAAGACATTGGGTTCTGAACTAGCTAGTCCAACTGCAGTAAGTGCCGGCTTGGCAATGGGTCAAGGAGAATTTGAAAGGGCAAAGGCAGCAGGGGCAACAGACGAGCAAGCGTTTGAAGCGTTTTATAAGAACGCAGCAGTAGGTTCTGTTCTTGAGAAGATACCGGTCATGCAATTCTTGAAAAGATTTGAGAAGGCAAGTGCAGGTGGTATCAGCAATTACATTAAGACAAAAGGAGTTGCAGGTCTTACGGGTGGTATTGAAGAGATGACAACTGAGATTCTTCAAGGCATCTATTCAAACCTAACAGCACAAGATATTTACGATGCAAACCAACAAATGTTTGAGGGTATTGGCGAAGCAGGTGGTGTTGGTTTTGGTGTTGGTTTCTTGCTTAATGCCATGGGTGCAAACGCTAGGATATTAAGAAAGCAAGGAAGAGAAGAAGAGGCACAGGTTGTAGAAAACCAAATGGCACAGTTTGAATCTCAAGCAGCTAAAGGTGGAGTGTCTTCTTATAAGATTAGTGGTGTATCGGTAAAGTCTCCTGAGATTATCAATAAGATGATTGACAACATGGATGCCACTGACTTGGTAAGGGCAAACATTGAGATAGAGAATGACCCCGAACTTAATACCAAGTTGCAGGATAAGATTGTAACATCATCTATTAAGGAGCAGGTAAGACAAGGGAATCCCGACCTTAACGAGACTAGTCTTGATGCCATCACTAAATTAGAGTTGGAGTTAAGAAAGCTAGAAGGGAATACAACACAAACCGGTAAGGACAAAGCTGCTGCAATAAGGTCTCAGATAAAAAACATTCAAGAGAATCAACTAACCGAAGAGGTAGATAATTCAGCTAGGATTGCTGAGTTAGAGGGAATACTCTCAAGTGCTGATAGTAACCTTGCAGAGACAGGATTTACATCACTATCTCAAGATGCAAGAGTTGAAATAGAAAAAGAATTACAAGACTTAAAAACAAAACAAGATGTTCAAAAGCAAACAGCAGGTCAAGTACCTGTACAGTCAAGAACCGAAGGTGGCAGAGAAGTGGCGGAAGGAAAACCCCAAGCAGGACCTCAAGTCACTACCGAAGAAGGTGTCCAAGCAGAAGTCGTCCAAGAAGAAGTAGTACCTGCTCCTCCTGAAATGACAGAGAGAGATGAGGACAATGAGATAGTTAGGCTTGGTGATAAAGTTTTTCAAGCAAAGAAAAATATAGCAAGGGCAGATGACACTGAAGCTGCAATAGAAGAATATAATTCAGCGAAGAAAAAGTTAGAGGATTTTGAAGCATCTGTACAACAAAGAAAAGATAAGAAAAGGGCACAGTCAAACATAGAGTCTATCATTGAGGATGAGAAGATTGATTCTCAAAGAGCAGGATATGAGTACAAAGAACTGTTCGACCAAGACCCAAGGCTTGCTGCATTGCAAAGTTCAAAAGACTTGCTTGACTTTGTTAAGTCTGAAAACCTAGAGAAAGTAAGTGCCATAAGTGGAGAAACTATTGAAGAGTTAAAAAAGTCTCAAGAACGTAGTATATCATACATTGAGCAAAGCATTGCTGACTTGGAAGCAGACCTTCAAGCTAACCCTGTAGTGTCTTCAAAGACACAGGAGGTTGCACCCGTTGCTGAAGCAGTACTTGAGGTAGAGCAGTACGTCCCAATAACTGAAAGTGAATTGTCTCATAGCAAGTTTACAAGAGACAATGCCACTAATTACGAAGAAGATGAAAGGGAGTTAGAAAGTGGTAGAATGTCTACATATCTTTCATCCATAACAGTTTCATTAGAGGATGAAAACGGAGACACTGTTGGTGGTCTTACAAAACTTACTGATGAATACGGTGATGTCACTTGGAATGTAGAAGACGAGGATGGTATTGAACTATCGGAAGATGGATATGATACTAAAGAAGAAGCAAAGAAGGCTCTTGTAAATAAAATTAATAAGACAAGAAAGAAAGAGTTTGATAAGGAGGCTAAACGAAAAGCTAAAGAGGCAGCAAAAAAAGCAAAAAAAATATATGAGACTTTACCGACTAAAAGGGTACAGCCCGAATCCGGGGTTGTTCAGCCCAAAGCAAAAGCAGAGACTAAGCCAACAGGACTTGCAGTCCCTTCAAAACCTTCTACAAAAAGAGAAGAAGTCAAAGGCTCCATCCAAAGAATCGCCAATGCAGGACTCCTCCGTTCCGCAGAAACAGGAAAGCCTGCGATAACTGAAAAAGAGATTGATGTTCAGATGGCATTAACGGATGCCATGGCAAGTGTATGGGAAGAGACAACCGGTAAGAATAACTTTTATGAAACCTTTATTAGCGATGTAAAAGAAGGTGACGTAGAAGCTATTAAGCAAAAGGGTGGTGCTCTTTTCCAAAATACAGAAGTTCCCCAAAGACCAATCAGCAGAGTTACTCTTGGAGTATTTGAAGAACCCTTATTTCAAAACATGAAAGGTGCTATGGTTGCTCCGCAGTCCATAAGTGACTTTATGAAATCAAAGGGTAAGCAGATTGAAAAAGAAATTATCAATAACGTATTGTCATACGACAAATATAAAGGTCAAAAGAGAATATCATTTGATGAGTTTAGGGATGATGTTGAGACGCAGATTATGAAGCTTGAGCGCATTGACTCAAAGTCATATTCTGATTATGGAATGGATAATCTTGGTGACAATCACAATTACGGCAAAGACCAAACGATAATATTTAATAGTCCTATAGACCATGGACAGTACGGTCATTTCCGTGGAGATTTTACTAAAGGACAACTTAATGATGTTACGTGGGAGGTAAGGCAAATACCAAACACTGAGCAGTATGTGGCAATTGACGCAGACATGCCACCCGGTACTCCTTCAAATCAAATAGCTCAGTATGTAGGTACTGCAGGTTCTCTTGAAGAAGTAAATAAATGGGTATCAGATAGAACTTCTGCGTCATTAGATGCACAAATTAATAAAGGATTATTCGGTCACATTCGTAATTGGTTTAACCAAAATACGGGCGTTTATACTTTGGCTGAATTACAGAGTGACTACTTCCAAAAAAATAAGGCTAATGATTTATATGCTTCAAAGATTTCTCAGGATGAAGTAAATGAATATGTAAACAAGAACTTTAGGAGAAAGCTAGACAACGAAACTACCGAAGCTATTAAAAAAGAATTTGGTATTGTTGTTGATTATACAACAAATACGAATGGAGATACAGTAGCTACTGCTACCATTAAAAATAATCCTAATATCCCTTCGGATTATATTCTTGCAAGAAATACATATTCCGCATCTTATGTTCCTGTTTCGGGATTTACCTTAGAAGATGTTTCAGAAAACCAAACCGTAGTAGAGGCATTAAGGACTTTGGCTGCTAGCGTTGGATTGTTCAAAGATACTGATGTTGCTGCAAGAAGAAGGGAGATTGTTAACGAATATGAAGCAAAGAGACTTGAGATAAAGAAAGAAGAAAACAAATACATAGCTAAACGCATAGAGGAGATTAAGAAGTCTGAGCCTGCAAGCTTAATGATGAGTCAGTTCATTGCTTCACAAAAGGTACATGAGCTTAGGCTATTCAGAGAATCTCTCAAGCATGCTGCTGATAAAGGTGCTACTGAACTTTGGTTTCCTACTCCATACACTATTGCTGTTATAGAAGGGTATGTAAGTTCTACAGGCAATGCTCCTTACGAAGTTATTAATGGAAATGAAGACTATCTTGTACCGGGAGATACGATTGAATATGGTGGTACAGAAATGACTGTTGTTGAATCAAGCGGTTTCTCAATAACTGTAGCACCAAGTGATGAGGTGTCTGTTTATGATATTGATTCGCTTAGAGACGATGAGATTGATGGCAGGATGGATGAGTTAGAATATGACTTAAGGCGTCAAGTAGGTAACATTAATACCATCACAAGGGAACAAGCAGAAGAGTATGATACAGATTTGTTTCTTTCTGAGCAAGTAAAAACAAGTTTTATTGAATGGTTTGATAACAACCCTGAAGAAGAGTATGTTACTTGGTCAGAGATTGAAGATGAAGTTAGAGACTATGTATCAGATTATTACAAAGACATGAACGTAGTAGACTTGGTTTCTTGGGCATCTGAAGTGTATATAGAAGGAGATACTGTATATGGTGTAGAAAATAGGCGTTCAACAGAAAGACTTGGGCAACCATCAGAATACGAGAGCCAAGTTGATGAAGACGATTTTGACGGAGACCTAAGCGAAGAGCAATATACTGTTGTTAAAAAGTATGAAGAGCTCGGAAAGATGATACGCAAAATGAGACCCGATTCTGAAGTTGTTACAGATAATAACGGTAAGCGTTGGATTAAGACTGCTATAACAAAAGCTGATGCAAGTAATCCAATCATTGCATTCCAAGAAGAAGGTGGCAAGATTAAAGGAGCTGTTGATTTTTCTAACGACAATAAAGCCTCAATATATATATTTGATGGTGCTGACATATCAACTCTTGCACATGAGATGAGTGGTCACATTGGACGCAGATTTCTTGAACAACTGTCAATGGTTAACGAGAAGTTTGCATCAGACTATGAATATGCAAAAAAATGGGCAGGTGTAAAAGACAATCAATGGTCTCGTGCTGCTGAAGAAAAGTGGGCAAGAGGTTTTGAAAAGTATTTAAGAACAGGGAAAGCTCCAAATGCAAAGCTCAAGGATGTGTTTGAAAAGCTTCGCACATGGCTTACGAATATATATAAAACAATTAAGGGAAGTAGCATAGACATAAAACTAACCCCTGAAATTACACGTGTATTTGATAACCTTCTTACCACCAAAACAACAGAGAAACCACCTGCAAAAAAAACTAAATTAGCAAAAGATGAAACAGTACGACCCCAACCAACAGGAGACAGAACAGGACGGACAGAGAGCAGCACAATTGCGCCTCTTGAAGGTGCGCCATCAGTTCCGGGCGTTAACGGACCGGACCCACAACTTGTTGCCGTTGCAGAAAAGTATGCAAAAGACAACGGAATCCCCTTCAAAAGACAGGCAGAGTACGTCAAAGTAGACGAAAAAAGAGCAAAGAGAATAGCTGATGCCTATGAGGCAATGGCTAATGACCCACAGAATCCCAAAGTAAAGGAAGCATATCAAAACCTTGTCAAGCAAACAACAGACCAATACAAAGCATTGGAAGATGCAGGGTATAAGTTTTGGTTTATGGATTTGAACATACCTAGCAACGCTGAGTATGCATCAACTCCATACAATGCTATCCGTGATTTGCGGAAGAATAAAGAGATGGGCGTATTCCCAACTACAGATGGATATGGTGATGGTGGTTTAACCGAAATAGATGTAGAGAATAACCCAATGCTAGCTGACACGGGATTGAAATGGGCAGTTGGTGGATTGGATGGTGAAATGAAAACAGTATTAGCCAATGACCTTTTCCGTGCAGTACACGATGCATTTGGTCATGGCTTAGAAGGTGCAGGATTTAGAGCAAGGGGAGAAGAGAATGCTTGGCAGGCTCACGTAAGATTATTTACAGGCTCTGCTGTTGGTGCTTTAACTAGTGAAACAAGGGGGCAAAACTCTTGGCTTAACTACGGACCAAGTGGAGAGCAAAATAAAAATGCAAAAGTAGAGGACACTGTTTTTGCAGAACAGAAGGTAGGTCTTATGCCTAAGTGGACATGGACAGAAGGCAAGGCTGCTGACATGGAAGAAAAGCAGCCACCAAAACCAAAAGCAAAACCTGTTGTAGAAGAGGAAGCCGGACCTACTGCAGAAGACTTATCCTCAATTGAAGCGATGCTTGATTTGGATATGGATAACGAGGATAATATGCTCAGTGTCCTAAACGCTCTTGATAAAGTAGATAATGCAATCTCTAAAAGACTCCGTGGTGGTGCTAACGATGCTCTACTTGCATTACCATTATCTACTGTACAATTAGTAGTGAAAACACTTAAGGCATTGGTCAAGGGTGGTATGATGCTACGTGATGCCATCAGGAAAGTATCTGCCGACAACAACATCTCTCAGCAATTAGTCAAGGATGTACTTAACATATCTGAGATTCAAGATGGTTTCAATGAGTTGATGGATAAGGTTGGCGCTATGATTGACCGCCAAACAAGAAGGGGTACTCCTGAAGCTAGAATGATTAGCAACATTGATACCCTTGTTAGGAACTCAGAAGTATACCAAAATGCAAATGATGCACAAAAGAAAATCCTAGAGAGGGAAGCAAGGGCAAGAGCCGGTGCTCCTGCTAGAAGAGCACCGTCTATAGGTCGTATCCTTGGTGCAC